TACCTAGTGCTGCACCTTGTAATCTATCTTGTATATCGCCATCTGCTTGACCAGCGCCATAGCCAGCACCTACAGCCGCAGATTTTAAAGCGGTAGAGCCAACAGTTCTTCCAACACCAGCGCCACCTGTAAGTGCGCCACCAAGTAATTCTGAGCCATAAGCGAGAACAGGACTTTCTTCTCTAAATCTGTCTATATCTCCTCTTACTTCTTTTACAAGTTCTGAATAGTTTCTATCACTTCCTAATGATCTTACAAATCCTTCAACTTCATCGCCAAAGCCTAAAGCCAAGCCTTGACCAATAGCTGATCTTAAAACATTTGTAAAAGTGCCAGGCCCTAATTGGGCATCTATGTAATCATCTTGTTCTTTTGCAGAAAGTTCAGCAAAATTATCTGGCACATCTAATATTTGTCCTCTAGTTTCTATTTGTTTCATAAATAATTTCTACCTAAATTGAAAACTGTTTTTTTGTTGGTATTCATTTCCAATATTTGAGCCTTTATCTTGAAAATCATCTATTGTGTATGTTTTAAATAAAACATCGGTTGGTTGTCCTTGTTCATCTACTTCTCTTTCATAACCATAACCAGCAAACACTCTGTTTGCATCAATTCCTATAGGAGTATATAAATCATTTGTTTTATTTACTTTATAAGTTTCCCAATCATTTACTAATGATTGCACAGATTTTTGTGCTAATTGCACCAGATTATTTCTAATTTGTGGTGTAAAACCTTTACCACTAGCTTTTTGAAACTCGTTAAGAAAGTTTTGGTAAATACCTTGAAAGTTTCCAAAAGTTCTTACTTCCCCTTCTCTTACAACTGAGTCGTCTAGGTTTTTAATATATTTAATCATTAAAGAATAAGCTGCTGCCCCACTATCATCTTGTGCAGCATCTATAATTTGTCTGAAGTTTTGTATTCCTTTTTTTACATTACCCCATTCTTTTCCTTCTAATTTGTTTTGATCCAAAGATATTTTTTTTGCTTCAACATCATTTACAGGTTTTGCTAACTCTGCAAATTTTAAAGCTACATCAGGATCTCCAAGTTGCATAAAACTATTTGCTAAATCTCTGTAATACATTTTGTCGCCAATAGTACCTTCTGCAAAATCAGTTCTATTTGTATTTTTAAAAATATTTCTTCTATCTTGTTGAAATTGTGCATCGTCAATGAGTTTTTGTCTTTGTGTTGCAATTTGTTGATTTTGTAAATCATAAACATTCGGATTAATTCCTTGTAAAGCTAATCCTAAGTTTCTTACTCCTTTGAAAAATTTTTGTCTGCCAGTAAGTTCATTACCTGGTATAACATTTGTTGTTGTATTTTTATTAGGCATTAGATTTGGTTGTTCATCTTCTCTTTGCACAGGTAAATCAAGTGTACTTGGCATAAGTAAGCTATTAGGAGTCAAAGGATCGTCTGAACTTAACAGTCCTTTAAAATTGTTTTGTTGTGGGGGAATTAACTTGACTGCCATATCTTATCCCAATAATCCACCGCCAAATAAAGGATCGTTAGTACCACCTGTAAAATAACCACTAGCAGTATTTAAAAGACTGCCACCAGCACCACCGCCACCAAGACCACCAAGACCACCGCCACCCATACCAAGA